ATATCTTCTCTGCTGCGGTACCCTTAAACGCTTCCTTCCAGTTGTTGAAGATGCTTGTGAATTTGGCGATCTCACGAACCGAGGAATTGCCAAGGAAGTTCGTTCCCCAAGAGTTGAAGATGTTCCTGAAGCCTGACACCTGAAGAGTGCGATGAATCCCGGTATACCCCGTATCCCAAAAGTTGAACAACGAGGTGAAGCTTCCAATTTCACGCTTTTTGGAATTGCCCTGAAACAATGTTCCAAACCAATTTAGAATACCAGTAAATCCTGTAAGTTCACGCTGTTTGGAATTGCCCTGAAACAATGTGCTAAACCAATTTAGAATACCAGTAAATCCTGTAAGTTCACGCTGTTTGGAATTGCCCTGAAACAATGTGCTAAACCAATTCAGCACCCCGGTAAAGCCGGGTGTGGTTTTCTCTTCTTTGTCAGTTTGATCTATGAAATCTACCAATAGACCTATAATGTCAATCACCACGCCCCCTCCGGGGAATGCTGTCCTCAATGCCGTTTCAATTACACCCGCTGTTTTCGACTCGCCCCCGGTTTCTATTCCGAGAGCCTTTTTAATCTTTTCAACGCCCGTACTCCAATCGCCGTTAGCGATGTCCTTAATCGCCGACAGAATTTCATGGATCTTGTCAAGCAATCCCTTAACATCCTTCAGGAAAGCGACCAGTTCATCCCCGGCGAAGTCCACCACAGGCGTAACGATGTTATCATAAATCCACTTCAGAGCCGGAGAGAGCAGCGTGATAATATCGTTGATCACTGTCAGAGCGGATGCCACGGCATCAAGTACCGCCGGAAGACCATTCTCTGTTCCCCACTTTGCCATTGGAAGAATTATGTTCTCCCACGCCCAAGCGATGCCGCCAGTGACTTTTTCCGCAATTCCCTTTATCGGAATTAACAGATTGTTAAAAGACGCAATCAACGGCATGAGGTTGAGATTCTTTGCCCAATTGGAAGTAGTAAGCGAAATCTGCTCGAACATTCCGAGGATGTCATTCAGAATACCCCACAGCGTCTGTATAATCGCAGTGCCGTTTCCGTTGAAAGTCCATCCTTTCTTAAACGCCGCAGCGATGTTGCCAAATGTATCAAAGATCCCGGTCAGAATCCCAAGGATATGTTCTACCGATTCCTGACCAGTGCCATTTGTCCATACTGTCCAAAAACTATCTTTAACCGCATCCGCAGCACCCTTGATGTTATCAAGAGCGTTTTGGATGGAAGTCATCAGCCCCGCACCCTTGTTGTCCCATGCCTTTTTAATGGGATCGAAGAAGTTCGAGAAGGTTTCACTGAATGCTACCGCTTCTTCGGTGAACATCGAGCCATAATCCGCAGCGTTTGCGTTTCCACTACCACTCCCGCCGGACGGCTCCTTCTGATCATTCAGAGGATTGATTTCATCAAGGCCAAGAATCGTCACTACCTCTTCGTGTAGTTTTTTCGCAGCCCCGGTAGCGTCTTTCGCCGCCTCGGCGAATTCCTGGGGAACTTTCCTCGCCTTAATCCAGGAAGACTTCCCGGTAAGCAGAGCAAACACCTGGTTGATGATGTTCAGAAGGTCAACGAATTTATCCACCACATAGTCTACCGCCGGAGCCACCGCATTGATAAGCGGGGCTACCATCGCTCCTATCGAATTCTTCAGATAGAGAACTGATGTGGCAAGCATATCCATGGACCCGGCGAACTGGTTGCCCATTATCAATGCCCACTGATAAGCATTGTTAATGCCCGTGGTGAAGCCATCGATAATCTGCTTGGCTATCAGACGATAAATCCTCATCTTCAGCATCCGCATTATCTGATGTAGAATCCCGCCGATTTTGGAGCCAATCGAAGACAGCCCCTTCCCTATTGCCGTGAAGGGGAATGCTGCGATTTTGACAGCCTGTTTCGCCACGGACGCAGTGTATGTTCCGACAGTTTTGAGGATCGGCACGATGCGAGAAAGTGCAGACTCGGTGTTCACTGCACTTTCCTGGGCAACTTCGCCTAACTTTTCAGCAGCACTTGTCTGCTCTTCCACCTCTGCTGTTGCCCGCTCTGTTGATTCCCGCATCCGCTCCGCAGATTCTTTGCCTTGTTCAATGGCTTTGGATGTTCCACGGGCGGCTTTGGTCATAGCTCGATTCATGCCGTTGACGGATGAGGCAAGTGACTTCATCACAACATCGAGTTTCGCTGCGGTGTCAATCAGATTGTCAAGCGCACCGATACCCTTAAGTTTATTCAGGCTCTCTATTAACTTTTCGATCTTGTTCTTTGCCGAAGTGGCATTGGTAGTGATCTTTATTTCAAGTTTATCGATTTCAGCCATTTTTTTCGGCGTGTTTTGTGTTCACACGCTTGACCCACGCCTGTAAGTGAGCCTTTGTTTCCTCGAATTTTTTCGCCTCTTCCCGCTTGGCTATGGCATCCCTTGCCTTATCCGTCAGAGGATATGGTTCTTTCGAGTACGGCAGCGGTTTCGGCCTCTTCACAAAGTCATGGAACATAGGACTGACACACAGAAGTGCTTCATATATGTATAGCCCTTGGAGCCACAATTTTTGGTTCTCGGCCTCTCGCCGTATCTCATAGGCTTCCCGGTAGGACTTTGCAAGTGTGCAGTCCTCGTCCCAAAATTGACCGGGAGTCATGCCCATTGCGAGATAGTTTGGTAGTTGTTCGTGAAAAATCTTCGAGTAGCAAGACGGGGGAGATTGGCTCTCCCCCGTATCGGAAGGAGAGCCTACCAACTCGCCTTCCACTCTGCGTTTCCCTCGTTAGACTCCGGCTCGGAGAACAGAACTTCAACGGGTTCCGTATACATCTCGGTCAGCTTGGCAAGGAATGTTTCCTTGTCTGCGATCTTGGCGAAAATGCCGTCAATCACTTCCGGCTTCACCCATCTGTGATGGGCAAGAAATGCCCCGGCAAACAATGTCGGAAGTGTGGACATCGGTTTGTCCGACACATCCCGGATCACGAAGCCGTTCTGCTCCATTCTTTCAATGGACTTCCGGGTGAATTCAAGCGTATATGTTTCGCCGTCATATTTAAGTTCTATCGTCTTTGCCATTGTCTTTACCCCCTGTTAGGTTTTATTGAGAATTAACTATGCAAATGTCGGAGTGATGACAGTTGTCGGAGTGACAGTAATTGTCATATCGACAACTTCATTGACTCCACCGCCGTTCAGCGTGACGGACACATATCCGTCAAAGCTGAACTTGCCCTGAGAGCCGTCCGGGGTTGTGCCGGAAGCACCAAGCCAAATCGCAAGATGCTGCTCTGTACCCTTGAGGGCATACAGCGTCTGAAAATCAGTGCTTGTGTAGTTGGCGGTCAGGCTCATCTCATCGGTGTCCTGAAGACCTTCGATGTAGGTTCTCGCCGCATCGGACAGAGTTGTGGTTTCAAGCCTGTCCGGGGGAGAAAGAAGATCCGGGAATTCCTTAATGTCTACCAGTTTGGCGTAGGAAAGCGGAGAGCCGGATCCCTTCATAAAATAGGTCTGATAAGTGGATCTTGCCATATCTTACCTCCTGTAGTAAGTTTCGTCCTTATCGGTCACGGCGGTATATCTCGCCGTCAGTCTGTACTTGGTTGACGAATCGATATTGACAGGAAGCAAGGCAAGACGGGTGAAGTTCAGAGAATCCATGATCTCGTCCACCACAGCCATTATCGCCTTGGCTTCCTGTTTTTTACCGATTTGTTTGTTTGAAAACACATTAACTTCGTAGGTGACCACCACATAGTTCTCGGCGAGTGACTGGTCACGCCCGGACGGAAGTACATAGTTGTCGGACTCTTCAACATAGCAAGCGGGAAACTGTTCCGGGTTCAGATTTAGTTCGCCGGACACATAGATGCCAGGAAAGTCTGTCCGCAGTTTTTCCGCAATCGTAGTGAAGAGTTGATTCTCATAAGTAATCATTTTTTACCGAACACCTCTTTGACTTTGTCAGGAGCGATTTTTTCCAGGTCACGGGCGGTGTTATACACCACCTTATTCGCCGGGTTACCCATCGTCTGCACAACGAGTCTGCCATGCTTGGACGGGATTACCACGCCATTACTCCCAGGGGGCTTTCCGTAGTAAGTCCACGGGGGATTCAGGCCTTGGTGCTTGCCGTAAGAGCCTCGGACAGCACCGACCTCTGCGGCCTTGGGATGATCGTCAGGATAGTAGACACCAGTTCCGAATTCGATGAATGCTGCGGCGGGTCCTTCGATTCCCACAGAGGCTTCCGCACCCCGCTTGTCATCGAAAGGCCAAGCCTCTCCGAGATCGCCGTCATAGACGGCCTTATCGAGGCGATTAGACACCAGTTCGTAGCCTTTGTTTGACATCTCCCCGGTGACTTTCTCGCACTGCTTGTCGAGAGTCTTGATGTAGGCATTGATGCTATCTATCACGCTGCCCGCATTCACTTCTACTCGGAGCATCGTCCACACTCTCCCTTATCGACATCCACCCTCTTGATTGCTATCGATACAACATTCAGCGATTTAGAAACTCGCCTGACGATGTAGTCATACGAGTTGACCAACTCTCCGTCTGCATATTCCGGGGGAGTGTCCACATACAGAACAGTATCCTCGGATATCGGCGTATCGAGATCGGTCATGACGATGACTCGGTCATAATCCAGGTTCTGTCCGAACTGCTCGATGTCCGTGTAGCCCGTCTGCCATGAGATGTTCCCATAGCATTCCACCGGGGCAGCGTACACCGGGGCATTCTCCCCAGTCATATTGCCGTATTCGTCATACTGCACCTCGGAAGATGTCCGTAGACAGTACCAAAATTTTTTGCGATTTCTAAAAAGCAGTCGCATCTTTAGTTCTCCATTGGGATCCCGCAGAAGGGAGTGACAGTCTTGAACAAGTCATCCGGCACATCAGAGTTCTGATAGTGCCTGTGGATTCCGTTCTCGACATGGATCATCTCACCTTCGGCTCCACGCTTATTCACCAAGTAGGCAGCGATTTCGCACTGCAAAAGTTGGTATTTGTCCGGCACTTCAGTAACCGCCGTAGTAAACGGATACGCTTTGTTGATGATCTTCTGTCCGGCTATCGTGAGATAGTCAGATATCACATCCGTGTCCGTTTCCGTGGTCATCTTCTGCACCATAGTGATCATTTCTTCAGGAGTCATGTTGTTTCCTATTCTCCATATAGGGACAGTTCCCCGTCCGGCGTGTCAGCGGCAAACTTTAGAGGATGCGTAGTCGCATCCATGTTGCACATGGCAAGGCAAACAATGTATTTGCCCGCCACTGCATCATGCATCACGCTGGTAACATACACCAGTGCCATGCCCTCCGCGTCGTCCTCCATTGCTTCACTGTACATAAAGCACAACCGCCCTTGCTGTACAGCATCATGGATAGTACTCCATTTGAGTGTAGCCGCTGTGAGTACGAGCGGCTCTGCGCCCGCTATGCCGTCTTCAATGTGATTGAGCTTCGCAGAGGTTACAACATCTCCGTTCGCCCATTCGTTTTTTTCGTAGGCCATGCTAAACCTCCGTTCAACTCTTGAGTTTCATGTGGTCAGCAAGCCCGACCCCAACGAGGTCAGAGTCGGGCGAGTCTATTCCGATTCGCCAGGGATGCTGATGACAGCGATGCCATCGATGTACTCGGCGGCGAGGACCATGCCCATCAGAGCGAAGCACTCACCGACAGCGGTGCTGTAGTAGCCATTGACGTGAAAACCGATCAGCGGGGTTACGCCGACTGTGGTGTAG